CGATATGAAGAAGAACTGAAAGAAATAGCAAAGTATGAAAATTGGCTTGGGGATGACTTAGGCGATAGAAGACTTCGGTTGATAGGAGAACATGCAAAACAAGTATTGAAGGGTGAAACTAAATAAAAGACAAACTTCATATAGAAATGAGGTGAGATGATGATTCGTAAAACGATAATGATTGATGAAGATAGTTATTATGAAATTTGCAATCAATTAGAAAGTATTTATATTGATGCCAGTCAGACTTTTAATTATTTAGATGATAAAGAAAAAGCGAAAGAAATTTTGAAAAGAATTTTTGATACAAGTTATAAATTAATGAAAGATTTAGAATGGGTTGAATAAAAAGGCGAATTTATTTAGAAAGGATGAGTATTAATTGTTATTCGATTTACTAATTGTATTTCTTTATCTTTATATGTTAGCTTGCATATTCCATTTTGTATTTATGATAATATATAAACTTGAATATATTTTGGAACGTATTGAAGAAGAAGGATTGAAAGTAAAAGATGTTTTAAATTTGATATTTTTCTTGCCATCGTGGTTATTGATAGGATTGTTCGTTTTATTATTATTGTGCTTGTTTCACATATCAGATTCGAAATTTTGGCAGAAACTAAATCAATTTTTAAATAAGACGATTTGGGTAAAAAAGTGATTTTAAGGAGTTTTTACAAATGAATCTTATATCTTTAAAAGACGATCCATTACTTAAAGTCATCACAAAAATCACAAAAATGCAGTGGACACTTGAAAGACAATGGAAAAGTTCATATGTTGATTTAGACCTTTATGATGTTTATGATTCTGAAAAGAACTTGGTATATAAGGGGATTAGCTTCAAAAAATTGATTAAGTTGTTTGGTTAAAAACTTCATTTCAAACAGAAAGGATGAAGAATAAATGCTAAGAGGAGCATTATATGGTATGTTATTTACTTCTCAATTAGCTCTAGTTCTTTGGTTGAATAAATTATTAGGAGGAGAACATGCTGCGGTAGCTTTGGCTGTTGCAAATACTATAGGAATTGTAGGAATTGCAATGGCAGAGATATTTGGTGATAAAAATATAAAATAAAGCATTGTTTTTATTAGGTGGTGATAATATGAAATTTAATAATATTGAAGAAGTAAAGAAGTGGTTTATGGAAAATAAATATCCAGATGAAGTCCATAAAGCAATTGAGTTCTTAATTAAAGAAAATGAAAAGGTTCAACAAGAAAAAGATAATTTATCGAAACAGCTATTTCGTATTAGTGAAACAGTAAGATGTAGAATTTGTGGTGAGCTACAAACACAATGTCGGTGTTTTGTTAAGCCAAATGATCATGTGTTTTAAAGAGGTGATTTAAATGGTGTTAAAGATATTTGAGAAATGTGATTGCAGACCAGAATGTGAAGGTAAGGATTATTTCATATTCAGAACAAAATATATACAAATTAGATTTTTTGACGATTACGGACATAAATTTTTATACATACATTTAGACAATCGTTATTGGAGATGGGATTTTTGAACGAAAGTCTTATTTCATACAAAGGAGTGATAAAATGTCACGTTTACGCAAACTGCCAAAATTAAGTAAAAAAAACTACAGAACGATTTAAACAACGAGCAGAAAGAGTGGAGGAAGAAGTAAGGAAGTCATTAAATAATAAGGAGTGTATAAAAATGAAAAAATCATATTCATTAAAAGAATTAACGGAAATAGGTCGTAAAGAATTTAATTTGTCAGATGAATGGCATTGTTTTATGGCGGATGCAAGTAATTATCCTATTATACGCTATGGGTTATCTCCTAAAAATGAGAACGGCGAATGGATTAATAAAGAAGTGTATGGATATGTTGTGGCGGAAGAGTAAATAAAATGAGAGTTATATAGAGAGGAGAAAATAAAGTGCCAAGACGAAGATATATAGTTAAAGTAGATGGTTCTTATCACAAGAACAAGGAAAGCGGAATAGGAATGGTTGTGATTGATCGGTATAAAGGGAGGTATTATTATAACATTAGAACATATTGCAAAGATTCGTTTCACTGCGAGCGATTAGCGATTATGTATGCATTGTATAAAATTAAAGAGATGAAAATGGATCATGATGTAATCATTTTGTCAGATAATAAAGACATTATAGATGAATTTGCTGAACAATATAAGAATAAAAATATTGTGTTTAAGTGGATACCGAGAAAACAAAATACAACAGCTCACCATTTAGCAAAGTATGCAGCAAGAGGTGATATGGTTAAGGTATTTGTTCCAAAACAGATTTTACAGATGTTATATAAATAAAATATAAAAAAGGAGAGAATATATAATGGAACTATTGAAATTGAAAAGAAAGGTAGAAAAATATTATAGAAATAATGTGAAAGGGAATAAAAATATTTCATATGACCAAATTAGACGTAAGATGACGCGCAACATGCTTTTAGCAAAGAAAGAAGATTCAACAGGATATTCTTGTGAATTATATAAGTATGGTTCGTTGTGGTTTTTGGTTAAGGATGGTAAGGTTGTGTGGATGAGAAACAAATGTAAAGTACCTGAAGATTGGACGTTAGATAAAGAAAAATATAATGAATTAAATAAAGAATTGGGAATTGAAGAAGATGAAAAGATTGAAGTGGTTAATGAATGAAGAAATGGATTATTAAAGGGTTGGCATTACTTAATGCGTTAGAAGGTATTATACATATCATTGTAGCGATAATAGGATTTTGGGGAATTGTTGATACAGGAATGAATGACTGGCGTATTTTAATACCTCCGTTAGAAAATTTTATTTTCGGTTTGTTTAGTGTGTTGACTGGATATATTTTGGGTGCTGGTCATCGTCATATACATAATCATAAGGAAGGAGAAGATATATGAAAGTCTATATTGCAGCAGGACTTTTTACAATTGGGCAACGTATTACAAATGAATTGATTTATGATAAATTAAAATCTAAAATTCCTAATTTAGAAATCTATCTTCCGCAAAAGAATGAAGCTATAAATTCAAAGGAGAATTTTGCGGATAGTGTAATGATTTTCAGAGTAGATTATGCTGAACTAAGTAATTCAGATTTTCTGATTGCGGTATTAGATGATATGGATCATGGTATGTTGGTTGAATTAGGTATTATGTTTGAACAAGGTAAACGAATTTTTGCTCTTGCTTCGGATATTCGAACACAAGGAAGAGATAATAAACAAAAATATGAAGCATTTTTGAAAGATCCGTTTGAGTTACAATGGCAATATTTTAATTTGTTTGCTATTGGAGCGATTAAAGAATCAGGTGGAGGTATTTATACAAATGTAGATGATTTAGTTCAAGTAGTAAAGCAATATGTGGAAGGTGAATCAAAATGAGCAAACTAATTTTCTATCATGGCACAATGCGTTCATCTAAATCAGCACAGTTAATTATGACAGTCTATAATTACCGACAACAAAATAAACCAGTTATTATTTTTAAACCTTCAATTGATACGAGAGATGGAAATATAGTTAAATCAAGAGCATTAGATACTACATATCCTGTTTATACATTTGATGAAAATGATCGTGGATACATATACAACACGGTTAAGTTGAGAAAATATCATGCTGTACTTTTGGACGAGACACAGTTTTGCAAAGAGTATCATATTGATGAATTGGCTTGCATTGCAGATGAACTAGATGTGCCTGTATTGTGTTTTGGATTATTAACTGACTTTCAAGGAAAGCTGTTTGAAGGCAGCAAACGTTTAGTTGAATTGGCTGATAAGATTCAAGAAATTAAAACAGTGTGCTGGTATTGTGATCGCAAGGCAAGAATGAATTTAAGAACTGTAAATGGTAAACCAGTGTTTGAAGGAGAACAGATTCAGATTGGTGATGAGGAATATATTCCTGTGTGCCGGAAATGCTATATGAAGCTTAAAAATAATACTAAAAAATAATAAAAAAGGGTTGTCAAAATAAATTAAACAAAATATAATAATACTAGAAGTTAAGAAGTGAGGTGATGATAATATCTCATGGATTTTGTTGTAGAGAAGATTGAGAAGGCGATGAAGAATTTGCAACGAGCATTAAACAATATAGAAAATGGTGAGTTAAGAATAGCAATCGCTGATTTACAACATGCGAGAGAAAACAGCGAAGAGAGTATATATTTGATTTTAGCCGAATTAGAGGAGATGAGTAAGAATGGATAAAAATAAATTGTTAAGGTGGATAGAATTAAAACTTAACGAAATTGAAAAAGCTCCAAAAAGAAATTACGAAGAAGAGTTAATTTTTAAAGGCGGAAAAATGGCTTATAAAATGCTTTATGAATTTATTGTAGATGGTAAATTTGATTAAAATTAATAAAATATAAAAATGAAAGGGAGGATGTATAATGGAACAACCTAAAATCAATTTTATTACATTCAGACGCAGAGTCGGTAATTTCAATTTGTTAGATCCGAAAGAAGAACAAGTCCAATATTACCTTCAAGGAATTCCTAAAGAGGTGATCGAGGGAAGAGATTTGACTGTTTCCTTCTTAATCGATCCTGAATATGATGGTGACTTTAGCCCGAATGAATATACGCCATTGGAATTGCTAGATGAATTAGAGTGGATTTATGAAAATCGGTACATTTTCAACAGTCGTTTGTCCGATGTTAAAAAGCTGAGAGAATATCTCGAATCAATCGAAGATGAACAAGCAAAGTTAAGACATGAGTATGAAATTGCCTATGCGAAGTATCAAATTGAGTATTGGACACAAAGATTAAATGAATTAACAAGCGAATAAAATGACTGTTTTAACGGGAGGTGGGAATGTGAAAGATTGGGAATTAATTCAACAAATAAAAGAGAATAGGAAAGAGCAGCGATGGAAGAAAGGAGATATTGTTGGAAATCAACAATATAAACCGTTAGAAATCATCGGTATAGAAAATAATTTTGTAGTAACAAGAGATACATACGGAAATATGACGGGTAATATTGCAGATGATTTAGAGATGATTTGTCCAGTGGAATTAAGGATGGATAAATAAAGATAATTATAAAAATATAAAGTTAAGGAGTGTTTATAAATGAAACTAAAAGCCATTAAAGATGACTACATGAAAATTTCAAAAGAGCGTTTTGTGACTAAAGATAAAGTTTATGATGTTGTATATAATGACAGCAAATGGATTGGTATTATTGATGATCGTAATGAACATCATTATTTTGCAGCTATCGCAGGTCATGAAGGTTATTTTGGAAATTGGTTTGAGGTTGTTTAAAATCAGTCTTTTATAGAAAGAGTGAGGTGTGATGAGAAATATAACTGCTACCAAGAAGCGTGAATTTATTAAATGGTTTTTAAATAATTATCAATTAAGAAGACGAGAATCTGTGTGGATATTAAATTTCTTATATAGCTATGAACATTTACTCGAAAAAGTTCATTTTGTAGAAAATGCAAGTAAAACTCCGAGAGGTATTATAATGGCAACTCATTGTGTTGATGATGTTCCGTTAAGATATTATAAAAATGGAGTAATGAGTACAAATGCAGAAAGTTGTTTTCATGATATTCGTTTGAATAGGGATCAAGATGTATATATTGAATTAAATTTTAAAAATAAATATAATTATAAAGAATATTGGGATGTGTTAGAAGAAAATCCATTTGAAGAGCCAGATACAAGTGAATTTGAAGAGCAAGCTGCACACTTTTTAGATTATTGCTTATATGAATTTAGAGTAGAGCGATTGAAGAAACAAATTGATGAGGCTATTGATGATGGAGATAAAGAGTTATTTATGAAGTTGACTGATGAATTAGGTAAGATCAAGAAAGTCCAAAAGAAGTTTAAAACGGTAAAGAGAAATGATGTGACTGTATAAAACGAAAAGGTGAAGGAGTAAAAAGTATGTTTTTAAGCAAAGATGAAAAGATACTTTTGTTATTATACAGAATTCAAAGAATAAGAACATTTACTTTATTAGGTAAATATCGTTCTTATGAAGTTGGAGAAAAGAAAATAAGGAAACTAAAAAGGAAGATTGAAAAATTAGGTGGAAACAGCAACTTAAAGATATCAATTGAGTAGTTATCAATAAAAACGATACTTTAAACAAATTATAAAAGGAGATGATTAATTGAAAAAAGAAACAATTCGTAAACTTGTAAAAGAAATAAGTCTTAAAGAAGCAAAACCATTTATTGAGAAATGGCATTATTCTAAAAGAGTGCCAACAGGAAAGAATATATTCTTTGGATGGTATATTGAAGATCAATTATATGCTGTAGCTGATTACGGTATAGGTGTCAACTCATATCAAGCTACATTTTTATCAAAGTTAACTAATTATAATATTACAAATGATAATTTATTAGAATTAAAAAGATTGTGTAGGATAGAACCTAAAAATGAAAAGCTTCAATTGAGTGAATTTTTATCAAAATGTCATAAAGAATTGAAAAAGAGAGGATATAAATACATAGTAGCTTTTAGTGATCCTATGTATGGACATAATGGTGGGATATATAAAGCATCTAATTTTATACATATGGGCAAAACCAATGCAGAATATCATGTAATTGATAAAGATGGGAACATAAGACACAGGAGATATCCGTTTCGATATGCAGAAAGACATGGTTGTTCAATACAAGAAGCAAGAGAAATATTAGGATTAAAAAGAATTAAAACGCCACCTAAAGATAGATGGTTTATAAAAATAAGTTAAATAAAATTGATTTTTCATTGAAGAAGGTGATCGAATGGAATTTTATATTGATGGACAAAAAGTTGGTAATATAGAAGACATTGAAATTGAAACAGAAACAAATATTGAACCAATAGATTTATCGTTTAATAAAAAGATTACTTTGTCTTTAGACAGTATTGAAAGTAATATTAGATTAATGTCAAATGAAATGAGAAAATGGTGCAAATTGATGAGATGGAATGGGAAGATTTACATTTAAGTGATTTATAAAAAATGACGTAAAAATTAAATAAAAACAAAATTTCATTGAAAGGCGAATAGGGAATGATAGAAATCAAAGTTGACCTAAATAAGCATGAAGATGATGAAGAATATTGTTCTCCGTGCCTACTTTTAACTGATGAAACGGGTGATCAATATCCAATAATACTTCCTGAATATATGGAAACAAAGATAGCAGTTGCAATTATTTCAAAACTAGAAGCAAAAATAAAAAATGAGTTTAATTCGGTGGCTGAAGTTAAAGAGTATTTAATGAAAAACTAAATGAAATTAGCTTTTGATTCAAAAAAGGAGATGATTTAATGTACACCATTATGGGGTTATTCCCTGCATTAAGAAGAGAAATGAATAAAGAATTTAAACGTCTTGGTTTTAAGAATACAAAGAAAAAAAGATGGTTCTTTAATAAGGTTCTAGGTTATCCAGTAACTATAAATGAGATGACAATCTCTGAGTTGGAAACAGTTATATGTGAATTAAAGAAATATAATAATATATCTGAAATTGGATAAAAATAATTTTGTGTAGGGTGATCTAATGATAAAAAGAATTTATGAAGAGAAAACACCTATACTTAAAAAATCGGTAAAAGAAGTGGATGAGTTTCTAAACGAACTAAGAAAAGATGATAAAGAATACATAGTTGGAATAGATTATGCGTCAATTTATTCTAAGGATTGTACAGCAGTAGCTTATTTTACTGAAACTGAAGATGGTAAGTTGAAACTTGAAGGTGTGAAATTGCTATAGAACTAACATTTTGTACAAAGTGAGGTGAATATAAATGGATGATTTTCTTTATGAATTAGCTTATATGAAATATCGTATGTGGAATGAGTTATTCAAAATTTAGTCGAGTGCATATAGTTCAGAAGAGTGCTTAAAAAGAATTGAGATGTTGGCTAAATATGACCAATTGTTACAAATAATTAAATTATTGCCAGTTAAAGAATCATTACAACTTAATGAAATTGAGCGAGAATTTTTCAGTGATGCTCCATATGTATCATAAATATAATAAAAGAAAAATTTTAACGGGAGGTTTAAAATATGCAGACTGTTTTTAAATTGAAAGATGAAGGTAATTATTCATATGGCACTTTTAGTACATTAACTGATGCGAAAGAAATAGCACAAGAAATAGCTACTAAGTTAAACAAAGACATATTTATTGAAAAAATCACTGTTGAGTTAGTTGAATGCGTGTTACCAGAATGAAAACTAATTTTAAACAAAATGATGATTTTAAACAAAATATAAAAGGAGATGATATATTGAAAATCAGTCAAGCTCATTCAATACAAGGTGTTAGCAAAGATCGTGAAGAGAATGACTTTTATCCCACTCCACCAAATGCAGTTCATGAGTTATTAAAACGAGAAAAATTTGAAGGATTAATATGGGAATGTGCTTGTGGTGATGGTGCGATTAGTAAAGTGTTAGAAGAATATGGTTTAGAAGTTTATTCTTCTGATTTGATAGACAGAGGATACG